AAAAAACTGACTTTTTAAGGGTCAGAAAAATATTTACATGCGCCTATGCTTTCATTCTGTTAGACATGCTTGATAATTAGCAACACATGAATCAACTAGGATAAGCAATAACCAGACGTTTTTTCACTGGGGCCGTGCTTACGTAACTTGCCTCCGAAAGGCGTAATACTACGGACAGGGCAGCAGGTTCAACGACAACCTGAATGGACTTTGGTTTCAAAGATAACCATAAACTTATCTACATGTTAATTTCTAAAAATAGCGATTCCATAATTAACAAAAGGAACTTGATACGCTCAACTGCAAGGCGCCCACTGGACCCAATAGTGGGATTCTACAAACTAAACTCAAGTGATAGCATTTCTCCGTTACCCAAGTAAGAAATTATTCAATTGACCAATTCCACCTCCCTTGTTATTTACTGAAATGCTCGTGACACTCAATCGCAAAAAATGGAGAGAAAAGTCATCACCAACAGCATTAGTAATATACGCGGGTGCATCGTTGTTTGCAGAAAAATACAATAATCTAGAAGTGTCAGAAGATGTATCTGCAAATAAACTTCCATTATACCATGGTACTTCTAAATCTAAAACAGGATTCTGTTTAGAACTTAAAGTGAAACCATGATGACTTCTTGCATCATCATTCGCAAACCAAGCAACACGAGTTTTGAGTTGGTTTTCTCTGAATAATAACTTATATCTCATCGATCCACGGTAAAATCTGAAAAATTTCCCCCATTTTTCTACGCCAGTTTGCGTATTCGCTTTCCATAATACATAAGTACCTGTAGTGTTGGAACCAATATTATGGTATCTTTTCATAACTTCACGTAGCGTAGTATACTTCTCTCCCATAAGAAAACCAGATTGACCATACGTGGAAAAACTGTCATGAAAAAACGGAAATGGTTTACGGAAATCTTGTCGTGGATTACAATTAACATCTACATCCAACAAACCGGCTACTTCAAAGTCTTCTGCGGTCGCTTTATACACATTCAAGAATATAGCTTTATTAGGTGCTGGATCTGGTTGCGACCAGGTCAAAATAGCAACACGTAAAGCCCATTTTGAAGCGTTTGTATTAGCAGCCATGAACTTTTGTTGAAAATATGGTATCATCATTTCTACTTCAACATCTCCTTCCACCTGAATGACTTTATGATAACACTCCATCCAATCAGTAGCCACGTTTCCTTGGTTCAAATAAAATACCAAACGTACATTGTGAAATAAACTTGCAGTAATGTATATCTTAATCTTATATGACCCACTCCAATATCTAAAGCATTGTGTCATTGCATCACAATAGCTTTTATGAACTTTGGTTGAATCTGGGAAAATTTCACAACAAATAGTATCTACTGATGAAGAATCTAATGTAACTACATTGTTTAACGTTGGAGTTCCCATTATAAAATTTAGTGGCATTTCATCAACATTTATTCCACCTACATTTGGTTCCACACTAATGGCATTTTCCGGATCCATTGCGAGTTTGACGGCACCATCAATACCCTTTCCTGATGCTGTATCATGGAAATTGTTTATTTTGATAATATCAGTTCTATTCAATGATGTAGGTTTATCTAAACCAATCATGGACGAAACTGCTGTTGCCATGGCAGCAGAAGCTCCTGAAACTAAACTATGTTTAAGGACGCTGTATGCACCTCTAGCAACTTTCTTAGAACCAATTAATGATGATTTTTTATAACCGCTTGAAATGTATTCATCTGCAATAGATTGATGTTCAGTCTTATCGTGAACTTCCTTTAATTCTGATTGTGGTATGTACAATTCGGAATCAATAAATTGGTAAGTAACTACGATATCTGCATCATCAATAGTGGACGCTGTACTAAACAACGGGTTTAATACCATTATTTTAACATTCCACATAGCATCAGCACTTGCGCCACTGGTTAAAATGGCTCTTTGTTCCGATATAAAAGGTAAATCGAATGTTACTGCTTCTGATGCTGCGGCTGAGACCAACACGTGTGGATACACGCTAGCCTTCCCCACGTCCGTTGGGGCAGCTACATTATCAATATCTGCTCGTGGATTGGCAAACACCATCACTCTTCCATATAAGTACTTGTTTGCCGTTACGCGAAAAGTCAATCGTACACCGGCTCTAAAAAATTTAAAACCAGCTACTTTATTGGCTATAAAAGACTGAGTCAAAAGTTTTGCCGGAAAATTCGCATCCCATAGAACAGTGTCTTTGGCATTAACTACTCCCCAGTCAACTTTCTCTTCATATTCTCGATTAATAACATTGGACATTATAAATGATTCCATGTTGAAACTTCTATGTGGAATTTGATAAACTTGATCAGCTACAGCCGATCCAGACACAGCTTCCACGTCATCGTAAGTACCCAATTGTACTTTTTGTGCCGGAGTTAATTCTGCTATTTGGCGCGCTCTTTCACTCTCATTTCCGACATTGAGCGGCGCTTGTTCAGAATCTTGTTCAGTTACAGGTAAAAACGCTACAAAAGATTTAGCCTTCCCAGGACTATTCACTATTCGATATAGGATTTGAATTGGCGTTCACGTACGAAAGTTTCGTACATCATCCAATCCCAAGATTTAAAGTTATTCTTCACAGCCGAATAAATCTCGGGCACCCTCTCCTTTATAGTACGTAAAAATTTGTAACTATAGTGATCATATACACTACGGGGATGGTGAGCCAATTCTATAAAGAAACTTTGTGAAACCTGCAGTAACAATTCGTTTTCCGGCAAGGATTTTCCTACATAGTAAGTGGATTCACATATAGTAGTAATGCTCAACGGAGCTCTATATATTGCACCTTCCTTACGAAATGTTCGGCCTAGATAAGTTATATCTGCAATAGAATCCAACTTATCCAAATTCTCATCTAATTTGGAACAATGTGTATACTTCATTCCAAATCTTCTCTCGAGATGTGGAGCAAAATCTCCACATGTCAAATCATGATCTGCGGCAACAACATTGTCATCACCAAAGCAAACCATGTCAAAATTCTCAATGCCCAGATCGTACATTAATACTGACACCATCATTATGATGTTGGCGATTGAGTTATAAACTGACGTGATAGGATTTCCACTGGGATTCCCATCATATGTCTGATAGATTGTTGCACCCGATATGCGTTTTGCTTCATACATATTCTTGACCAAAATTCTTCTTGCGTTACGCTCTTCTTCTCCATCATCGTACCACTTATTACAAAATTCTAAAAATGCTTCAGCAACGCATCTCGGAATTCCTCCATCATAATTAGAGTAATCTCCAGCAACCACACTTTTCCCATACCTTGTAAGTCTTTGATGATAAACGGTTGGATCCATGCCATGTGGATTAGTGCCAACCGAAACATGATGTGTCAATTGTAAGCGTATTAACCATGCTTCCAACGCCCCAAAATATCGCCGATAGTGAAATAATCCATTAAGTGGACAACATCCGAATAATCGTGTTTTACCTTCCATGATCTTAAGCCATTTACGCAACTCCGCTTTTAAGACGTCACACCAAACTAATTCAATGTCTTCTCCTTTCCTTAGTTTGGTATCTTCTGTTTTAAGTTGTTTTAAAAAATCCGGCTTGTAATCATAAGTAATTTGGTTATCCAACTCAATTACATTGATATAATCAGTTTTCTTGCCTCCACTACAATTATAAGGCCATCCTGGTGAAGTTTTAGCACAAATACTAGGTATGTTACGTTCACTATTTCCACGCAACGCTTCCTCCCATGTTAAAATTCCACGATATGTATCGAAATCGGGTTTATAGTGGTCAAATATATAATC